TTCGTGGAGCCTGTGCTTAAGCAGTTTATGCGGCTTGAGCAATTCTATGAAAACGATCTAGCCATCATCAATCTTAATGGTGAGGCAGCGCAGTTCTTTCCTAAGGGTGGGACTGACGACGAGATTGACACCATCATGCAGCACGAGCTTAGTCTTAAGGTGAATGTAGGTCTTAATGCTACAGACCCAATTAAGAAGAACCAGCACATGATGGCCCTGATCCAGCAGTTACAGATTCTTCCGGGCGTCTTTAGGGTTCTTAACATACAAGAGATTATTAAGGAACTGTTTGCTAACAGTGGATTCAAGGGAGGAGAGAGGTTTATCTCTGGGGATGATCCGAGAATTGCCGAGCTTGAAGAGATGCTACAGCAAATGCAAGCGCAGATTGATAGCAAGGATAAGGAACTGCAAACTCGTATCCAGCTTCAAGACATGAAGAACCAAGGGGCTACTCAGGTGGCAAGCATTAGGGGTGAGGTTGAACTCCGTAAGGAGGAGATGAGAACCCAGCTTGGCGACCTAGAGATTCAAATCAGGATGGAAGCAGAGGACACCAAGAAGGGTGAGCTAATGCTTCAACGTGACGCGCTTCTGACTAAAATCCTAGAGGCTGAAAGGGACTACAATCTAGGAAAGACTGGCGTCATAATGAACGACGATTACGGTAATGTCCCACACGCAGTAGGATAGTATGTTTATAGATATTGATCAATGGACTGATGATGAGTTATTCGCAAGAGTACGCGAAGGAGAGGAGGCAAGGCGCTTCATCTCCAGCTTAATAGGCAAGAAGATACTCGAACGGGCAAAAGAGAAACACAAGCTGGCGGTCATGGCTCTCACGCAAATGGCTGTTGATGGGTGTAGTCTCAGCGACCCAGATACAACGAGAGCGTTAGAAAAAATCCTTCGGGATATTGCGACACCTGCCTTGGTGATGCAATCCATTCAGGAGCTTCTGGTCGATGCTGAAAGATCGGAAGCCCTGCTGAAACAGAGAGACATTGAGGACTTATAATGACTGAAGCTACCCATGAGGGCGCTGAAGTAGCAGGAAGGAATCCCAAGAGGGATGCCGCTATGGACGCGCTCGTTAACAGAAGGAACGAAGAAGAACTAATTGTTGAAGAAGAACACGAGGAACCTTCCCCGCCGCCGGTTAGGTGGAGCGAGGAGCTTAACACATACGTCACCAAGATCAAAGTAGACGGTGAGGAGCAGGAGGTTCCGTTTGACGAGGTTGTTTCTTCGGCACAGAAAGTAAAGGCCTCAGGCAAGAGGTTCGAGGAAGCTGCCGCCATGAAGCAGTATGCCGAAGAACTTAGAGCCGAGGCAGAAAGAATCCGTCAAGAAAGACGCGATACACCTCCACCCCAAGAGGACGAGGTAGATGATGATAGCCTCAAAGAAATCATTAAGCAGTACCATAAGGCACTCTATGATGACGATGAGGAAAAGGCGATTGAGTTGTTACAGCAAATCAGAGGGCGCGGTACTGCTACCCAGACTGTAGATGCTGAGACCACGCGCAGACTGATCCAACAGGAAATCAGACAGCAGCAAGAGCAAGAGAGGAATGAACGATTCCAACGTGACGTTACCATAGCGCAACGTAGGTTCGAGGAAGAGTTCCCAGACATTGCTAATGATGAGGTCTTAAGAGGAATAGCGGATCAGAAGACAGTGGAGATCATGAATTCTGAACCTGATCTTACTCCGTGGGAGATTATAAGTCGAGCTTCGGAGCAGACCAGAGAATGGATGGGGTCTCGATCTGGTACAAGGCACGAGAGAAAGCGATCTGCGGAAGCGCAGCCGTCTTCTTCGTCTGTTACCAGCACTTCAGATAGGGAAGATGACAAGCCTCTTACGAGGTCTGACATCATTAATGAGTTAAAACAAGCTAGGCACCAAAAGGTATAGGAGGCTATAAATTATGGCTGGACAACTATGGGCTGTTAACTCTAGCGGTGGTTATATGTACTCAGATAATCTGAGTCGTGATCTACGAATGGAGGTACAGCCGGTCGTAAAGTTTAGACAATTTTGCGACATCAAAGACGCAGCCCACCAAGGGCTACATAGGGGAGACACATTCCACTGGAACGTGTACTCTGACGTAACAACACAAGGAACCACTCTGGTAGAGACGGCGACTATCCCTGAGACAGGATTCACAATCACTCAAGGCACACTTACTGTGACAGAAGCTGGTAACAGCGTTCCGTACACTGGTAAGCTGGATGACCTGAGTGAGCATCCGGTCAAGGAGATCATCCGTAAGGTTCTGAAGAACGACGCCAAGAAGGCTTTCGACAACCTAGCGGCAGCGCAATTCGATGCTACTCCGCTTCGTGCTGTTGGTACTGCCTCTAATGCTGCTGTGTTCACTACTAATGGAACTGCTACTGCGGTAAACGCGGCTGCTGGTTCTCTTGGTAAGGAGAACGTGAAGGTAGTTGTTGACTACATGAAGGAAAGAAACATTCCTGCTTATGTCAACGATGACTACTACTGCATTGCATGGCCGTCAACTCTGCGACCTCTCAAGAATGATCTTGAGACTATTCACCAATACGTTGACTCTGGATTCCAGATGATCCTTAACGGTGAAATCGGTCGTTACGAGGGCACTCGCTTTGTGGAGCAAACTCACATTGCTAAGGGTACAGGCATGGGCACCAGTGCTGCTGCTTGGTCTAATGGTAATGACTGGGCTGTGTTCCTAGGCGAGGACTGCGTTGCCGAGGCGATCTCTATTCCTGAGGAAATCAGGGGTAAGATTCCGGGTGACTTCGGTCGTGACCGTGGTATCGCGTGGTACTACCTAGGTGGCTTCGGTATCGTTCATACAACCGCCGCACAAGCTCGTATTGTGCTGTGGGACTCTGCTTCTTAATGGGGGTGAATTATGAGCTACAGTGAGCCAATCACAACTGTTTACAGCTACGGAAACCATGACTTCGGTACTGCCTCTGAGACTTTTCGTTTCAAGGGTCCAGCCGGTAAGAAGGGTTATCTTGTGGATGTGAACGTGTCTGCAACCGAGACCTTTACTGCTACCTCTTCTGAGGGCGCAGTGAAGATCGGTAGTGCTGAGGCTGGAGCGCAGTACGTCAACATGGGTCTTGGTACTCTTGCTGACAAGGCTACGCAAAACGCTTCTGACACTGCTGCCGATATCGTGCTTCGTGACTTACCGGCTGATACGGGTATCTGGGTGCAGTTCCTTGCGCCTACTGGAGGTACTCCTGCTGGTATGGCCGATGTACAGATCATCGTCAACTGGTACTAATAGGAGAAATCTTATGAAGGACAGCGCAAGTGGGAAGATGCCCGATAACGGGCTAACAGAGAAGACTTCGTTTGCCAATGAGACCCCTGCCGCACACGGCATGGATACCAAGGGTAAGGATCAGAAGCCTATGGGCACTGTGAAGAAGTCCGTTCCCGGCGGATTTAAGTTCCGCTAATTAAGACGGGGGGCTTCGGCCCCCCTTCTTTTCTGGAGTGATCATGAAAGACCAAGGTTACACTAAGGACTCTGAGCTATTCGACCAAAGAGACATGGAGTTTAGGGATCATAATGCTACATGGAAAGTACAGCACAACAACAACTACAAGCGGTTGGGTTGCGACATGATGGACGATATGTCTGGAATGGAAGAGTATGCAAGAGATCAGAAGAATAGAGAATGGTAGGGTAGTCATACGCTATCGAAAGGAAGGAGTCCTTGTAGACGGGGAGGGAAATCCTGTTGTCGAAGAAGATAATCAAGAACCTGCCGTCCAAGCCCCTAAGCGAAATAACACAGGGCGATCTGGGCGGCGCAAGGAAAGGCGTGGTAGTAATCCGGTACGGGGCGATAGGGGACATGGTAATGATGTCGTCAGTCCTACCCCTCCTGAAGGAGAAGTACCACCGGGTAACGGTTAACACCACACCCAAGGGATACGAGATCGTCAAGAACGATCCAAACATAGATGAGTTTCTTATTCAGGAAGACGGACAGATTCCCATCTATGAGATTGAGGACTACTGGGATCGGTTGAGTCAGTGCTTTGAGCATACGGTCAACCTATCTGAGTCGGTAGAAAGTAGGCTGATACTTCAGCCTGATAGGCTAGTGGTTTCAAACGGGAGAGTTATAAAGGCTCCCGCGCACGAGGATTACTTCAAACCTCAGAGCGAGGTACACGAGAAGTACAATCGGAACTATATAGAAGAAACCCATAAGATAGCCGGGGTTGAGTTTGTTCATCAGCCCAAGTTTTACACCACCAGACCTGAGCGTAGATGGGCTGAGAGAGAGCGTGATAAGATCAAAACACCATATGTGGTAATGATTGTCCTCTCAGGCTCATCGACTCACAAGGCTTACCCATTCACGGATAGCCTGATGGCACGGGTATTCCTTGAGCGGGATGACGTTAGCTTTGTAACTGTAGGTGAGACGCTATGCCAATTGCTTGAGAGCGGTTGGGAAAACGAGCCGAGGGTGGTGAGACGATCAGGGATATGGACGGTGAGAGAGACACTGGCCTTCCTTGATCAGGTTGATGCGGTAATAGGGCCGGAAACAGGAGTCCTTAATGCTGCCTCAATGCTTCCTTGCAGGAAGATAATCTATCTTTCTCACTCCTCCGTAGAAAACCTCACCAAGCACTGGAAGAATACACGAGCTATCTCCAGTAATCCAGAATGCTTCCCCTGTCACAAGATGCACAACGGGAAGAAGTATTGCAACATAGACGAGGAAACCGGAGCGGCCAAGTGTGCTGTGTTCGATCTCAAGTACATCATAGAGGACTTAAATGGCAACGTATTTAACTCTTTGCCAAGAGATGGCTAGAGAGGTAGGTATTCCGGGGTCTGGGCCTACTACGGTGGCGGGACAGACCGGAGAGCTAGGGGATATTGTACGCTATATCCGTGACGCCGATCTGGATATTAAGCGCAGATGGCATGATTGGAAGTTTCTATGGACATCAACCACAGACACTTCATCTGTGGGCAGTAGAAGCCTTGTGACGGGTAACCCCTCAGACCTTGGGGTATGGAACAGGGATATGGTTGTCTACGACTACGATACAGACAACTACCAAAGACTGGACTACATCGAATGGGATGAGTATATCCATTCCTATAAGTTCGGAACGGTATCCAACGGAACACCGGAGATGTTCACTCTAACACCTGCCGGGGCTATTGAGATGTATCCGCCAGCCTCAGCAGTCAAGAACATTTACCTTGAGTATTGGAAGAAGCCAGAGGAACTGAGCGCAGACGGGGACATTTCCATTATCCCCACAGAGTTCCATAGGATCATTATTGTAAGGGCCAAGCTCTACTATGCTGAGCA